GCGGTCAGCGACTTGGCGTTAGCCTCGCGCACGCAGCGCTCATCGAGCCAGCGACCCAGTGCATCCTCGGCTTCGAAATACTCCTCGGTGGCTTCCACCACACGCCGGGGCGGATCGAGTCGTCCGTGGCGCTGCCAGTCCAGGCACCCTTGAACCGCCCACGCCAGGATGCCGTCACGCTCGGCCAGCAATTTCTGCTGCAGGTGCTTGTCGCGGCGATCGGGCGGCACGGTGATCGTGAAGGGGATCAAGTGCAGTCGCCGCTTCATCGCTTCGTCGATGTTGCGGATCGCCGGTTTGTGGTTGCCGGCGACGAACAACTTGAACTGCGGAAAGAACTCGAAGAAGTCCTGGCGCATGAAGCGCGCGGAAATCTTGTCGCCGCCGGTCAGGTTCTTGAGCTTGGATTCCGCCCAACGTCGTCCCTGCTCGGTTTCGATGGCCGCCACGAATCGTGCGCCGCGCAGCCCGGCCATGTCGGTCGGATGCCGGTCGGTGCGCGTTTCCATGAAGGTGTCCATGGGCGCGTTGGTCGCGTAGTCGCCGAGGATGGTGGCCAACGTGTTCACGAACACCGACTTGCCGTTCGCGCCTGTCCCGTACAGGAAGAACAGTGCGTGCTCCTGCGTCGAGCCCGTGAGCGCATAGCCCACCATCCGTTGCAGATAGGCCTGCAATTCCACGTCACCCCCCGTGACCTCATCAAGGAACCGTCGCCAGGTCGGGCAGTCGCCTCCCGGTGTGGCCGTGGTGATTTTGGTCATCCGGTCGGCACGGTCATGTGGGCGCTGGCGGCCGGTTTTCAGATCGACCACGCCGCCCGGAGTGTTGAGCAGCCACGGATCGGCATCCCACTCCTCAGTGGTGGCGGCATGCCTGCGATCCGCCCTGGCCAGCCGTTCCACACCGCCGACTGTGCTCGAGCTGGCGAGCTTGGCCGCCACCTTAGGATTCTCGGCGCGAACGGCTGCGTGTCGGCAAACGCTGCGGATCAGATCGGTAGCAGCGAGGGTGTCTTCGGTGCGCCAGCGATTGCCGTCCCACACCAGCCAGCGCCCCCAGCCTGCAACGTAGCGCCAATCGCGGTGGTAGCGCCGGGTAAAGGCCAGCGCGAGCGCATCCTCGGTGCCCCACACCGATTCGTCGCTACTGACGACCGGCTCAGCCTCATCGGCCACGTCGTGCATCTGCAGACGTGGGCCGTGGGCAAGGAAGGCGGCGACATCGAAGCCCTCGGCGATGGCGTCCGCCGCATCCCATCCCTCAGCCGCTTCCTCGGGCGGGTACAGGATGAAGCAGGACTTGGCTCCGGCCGACAGGATGGCCTGTGCCGCCTGCGTCGCGTACTCCCAGCCCGGCTTGTCGCGGTCGGGCCAGATCAGCACGGCCTTGCGGGCCAATGGCGACCAGTCGGTCTTCTCCACCGGGGCATTCGCGCCGTGCATCGCAGTGGTCGCCACGATGCCGACATCGATCAAGGCCTGCGCGCATTTCTCGCCCTCGACCAACGCCACCTGGCTGGCCGAAGTCAGGCCCGGCTGGTTGTAGAGCGGACGCGGATCTGGCGGAGCCATCTTGCGCCGCTTGGCGTCCCAGGGGCGGAACTCCTTCTTGCGTCCAGGCGGGTCGTAGCGGTAAACCACCGCGATCAGCTTGCCGCCGGCATCGTGGTAATCCCACTTGGCCGTAGCTGGGCCAAGTTCGTCGACCGGGGCTTCCTTCTTGGCTTTGCGCACTGGCACAGAACGCGAACGACCGAGCAGATCGGCAGCCTCGTCGAGCACGCGGGAAAAGTCAGCGTGAACGTCGGCCCCGATGCAGGCAGCGATCAGCGCAAAGATGTCGCCGCCGTCACCGGTGGCGCGATCGGTCCACAGCCCTGCCTTCTCGCCTTCGAGCACCACCTCGAGACTGTCGCCCGGACTACCCAGTGCGTCGCCGATGAGGAATTTGCCCTTGCGCTTTTTCCCTGCCGGGAACATCGTGGCCAGCACCGACTCCAGGCGAGCGAGCAGTTCGACACGAAGCTCGTCGCGGTCTGACTCTCGGCTGTGCTCTGCCGTTTGAGTTGTGTCGTTGAAGTCGATCATTCGGCCTCCTCGACAGAGGCGGCAGTATCCTGGGCATCACGATCCTGGGCGGCTGTGCTGCGCGCGGCCCAAGCTGAGAGTTCAGAAAGGCGATAGCGCACCAGGCCACCCATCAGGTAGTGCGGAATCCGGTACTTGGTGCGCATCGCATGGTCGGCGAACCAGTAGTACGGCAGGCGTAGTGCGGCCGCCGCCTGCTTGGCGTCGATCATCGGCTCGATGCGGTTTTCGGATGTGTTGTTTTCAGTCATGATTGCATCCTCCAGCAGCGGTCTTGCCATGCGCACATCCGGCACTCGAAGTGGGTCGAGTCATGGACGGCGCGCGGCAGGAGTTCTCCCGCCTCGGTCGCCGTGATGACCTTCACCGCCCGATCCGACATGCGCTGTGCCAGGGCCGCATCAAAGGGCACGAGCTCGGTGTAGATCTCCATCGTGTCGGCGTTCAGCGCCGTGAAGATCGCCGGGTGCTCGTGTAGTTCGAGATAGGCCTGGTAGATCGCCACTTGCGCGGCATAGACGGGTTTAGCGATTGCCAGTCCGCTCTTCTCCAACTCGCGCCAGGATTTGTTGCCGAGGCACTTGCATTCCCAGAGCGCGGGATAGGCGAAGCCCTCCGGGCCACTGACGATGACGCCGTCGATATGGCCCTGCAGACGGCCCTCGGCCACGGAAAAGCCGAACTGCTCGCCGTCGGCCTTGCGGGTGCGCAGATCGAACCCTGCATCCCGCAGCCACGCGACCATGCAGTCCTCCATGACGTGGCCGCGCTCGAAGATGCGCAGCATCCGTCCGGGGACGTCACGCCCAAGGTCAACGGGCGCCTTGGCGTACTCGAACTGCAGTGCGCGCTCGCATGCCACCCCGAGTCGCGATGCTCCAAGGTACTGGCGCTCGGACTGGCGGGCACGCGCCTGCAGCATCCCGGCATCGACCAAAGCGGTGAGTTGCCCGGAGATGCTCGAAGAGGAGTTGAAGTCCATCATGACTTCCCTCCCTTCGGCTCTTCCCACGGCAGGTCATCCTTCAGATCGGCAAACGGATCACGAACAACCTCGGCCACCGGCACGCCGCGCAGCGGCGGCGTGCTTTCCCGTTCGTGATGCTCGGTCAGCGCCTCGGTGTAGCGCGTGACGATGGCATCGATCACCGCCATCGCCTCCGCTTCCGAATACGTCCCGAGCGGTTTGTCGAAGCCGATGTGCCCGGCCGCCTCGCCGAAGGCCTTCAGACAATCGCGCATCGCCGCATGCTCGATTTCGCTGGCATCAACCATGAGTGCCTCCCCGCGCTCCTCGGCCGCCAGTCGCCGGCCGTAGAGGGTGTGGAAGATGTCCTGGCAGCGACGGCTGCAGAACACCCAGTCGAGGGGATAGCGCCGGGGGTCGGCGATCTTGAAACGGCCATCCGAATGGCCGAACCCCCGCGCCTGCCGTTTGCAGACCCAGCATTTGCCGCTCATGCATGGCAGCCTCCCGGCTGCGCGCCCTGCCGGGGACGGACTACGTGCCCGGCGCAGCAGGCATCGAGCTCGACGTAGTCGTTGCGGATGGCGGTCGTGCCGATCCTGGCCCCCTTCGGATGGCGGCATCGGGCGATGCGCAGGCCGCCGATGTCGCTGGCGCTCGACCGGTCGAGATGGCGGCAGTTGCCGCAACGTTTCCCTTTCATGCCCGCGCTCCTTACTGCGCCCAGGCGGGTTTGCCGGGGACGGCCGGACGCTGCGTGGTCGCCTGTTGAGGTGCCGTCGGCGCGGGTGCTCCGACACTGCCGCCACTAGCCGGTGCCTTGGAGCCCACGCCCATCAGCGCCGCGTAGTCCTTGTGGTCGGGCTCGACGACGAGCTTCACCACGTTGCGGTCCTCGCCCTTGGCATCCTTCTCGACGTCGACGCGGGCCAGGAACTCGATGCCATCCAGTTC